TTAAATGTATTTTAAAGAGTATCCGTAAAGCTGACTTTTCCTTGTTGGAATCCATGTTCCATTAATGATTTTCTGCAATCCTTTTTCAAGGTTTCCTCCAATTTTGCTTTCTAAAAACCTTCTTGCTTCCATTACAGATGAAAACTTACCAAGTTCTATTCCTTCTTTATATAAAGCACAGGGTCGAGCATTTGTTGGAGTCATTCCATACATAGGATTTTTATTTCCTAATTGAATGTAGCCTTTTCCGTACATCCCATTTTTTGAACCTCGGTTATCTTGACCTGAACATTGAGCTAACCCTAAATCATGAAATGAATGAATCCACCTTATTTCTCTTGACTGACATTCACCACTAGTAGCTCCTAATGGTAGCCATTCAAGAATTTCCACTTCAACTTCATCTAAACGGTCTCCCACGAAATTTTTGTATTTCTTATTTCTATATGAAATATCCCATGCTCGATTTGGATTCATTCCTTTATTGGTTCCACAGTTACTGCCAACATAAAATAATATGCCTTCTAAATAATGAGCGTATACATAATATCTTTTTTCCATATTAACCCCTCCTCTTTACATTTGTATCTGAATAAATCCATTTGTAAAAAGGTGTGATAAAATATTTTTAAAGAAGCAAAAAGGAAGGAGATTTTGAAATGAAAACTGCTGAGGAAATTTTAGAACAAGAAATTTCAGATATAAAAAAAGACCTTCAATTTCTATCCAGGAAAATTGGAGTGCATGATATGTACTTAAATCGTATCAATAAAGAAATGGAAGAGAAGGAAGGGCAACTTCATACTGCAGAGGAAATGATGGAGATCGTGAAGAATCTTGAAAAATGGGTATCTAATGAAGAAAGGCACAAATTCCTGTCAGAAATGTTTTATAAGTTTTATAATCGAAGTAATCTACCAAGATTGCCTGAAGATTGGGATTGATTTATAAGGGGGAACAGATATGAAGATTCGAGTAGTTAAATGTCAAGACGAGTTCTTTTGGTACGCTCACATGATTGGATGGGAATTTGAAGTCATTCGAGCAGTGAATAATCCAGATGGGGATGGTCAAGCATACGAAGTTCTGTTTAATGAAGTTCCAGCTTACATTGAATTCGATGATGGAGAAATTATCTTTGAAGAATTCGAGGATAGAAAGATTGAAAAACCTAAACGAAGATGGCGAATCTTCAAGTAAAAATGAGGTCTATATTTGTTATGTATTGAATTTTAAAACGAGCCAATATGAAAATATTAGAAGGTCTCATAAGATTCAATCTGGGTCAATCTGGGAACCCACTATGACTATGCGAGTTCCCCTCTTAACACTTTTAAAACTAAGTCATTCGAGTTATCTTCTGGTTTTGCTTGTTCTTCTTTGAAACGAGAAGAAGCATCTAATCCAAGAAGTTTGAAAGACTCAAGAACTTTCGCTTGTGCTTTCATCGAAATTCCGACAGCTGGATGTTCCTTCTTTCCGTGAAGTCCTTCCATAACGAATCCTTCTTTCATCAGAATCTTTTGGCATTCTTCAAGAGTTGCAAGATTGAAGGATAAGGCTTCGATGATTGGTTGATCAGTGGCATTCAGCTTTTCTTCTATTTGAAGTTGCTCAACTACAAAGTCAAAGTATCTCGTTGCTGCTTCATTGAAATATGTTGGTGCGTTCATATTAATCATCCCCTTAATTTACATATATTTACATAAAAATAGTATTTGTAAAACGTAGCAGTTGTGTGAGTGGACCTCCCCTCGTTATTTTAGAGCGTATTAGCTTTTTTTCTAAAAAGAGAGGGCGTACTTCCACACTCGCCCTATACTTCAAACCAGATCATTCACTCGAAGTGTAATTAAAAAAAATAAAAAAATTCTTTCAACCTACACCTCTACATCTTTATCAAAAGTTTGTTTGATTTCTTGTTCAAACCTTTGTTTATACTTTTGTTCTGCTGATTCCATGTATCTAATCTCATTCACTCTTCCTGTGAATCCACCATTCTTTCTGAATCGATCTTTCGTACCATGTACAAAGAACGCTCTGTGTGGTGCTTTCTTATGATTAGGACCTGTGACTGCATACATCCCATTGATGTAGAACTTTGTGCTGATTGCTTTACTTAGCTTACCTGTTTTTCTAGGCGCTACCTTTCTACTATCGCGCCCTACACCGAGAGCGTTCTTTCTAATAATAGCCTTCGCTTTTAAGGTAGCCTCAATATCAAAGCGGTTGATATTAGCGATAGTGCGTTCAACACCATCAACATTAACAGTGAATCTAATGTTGCTCATTGGTCTCAACTCCTTTATAAAAAAAGAAGACTACTCCGAAGAGTAGCCTTAAGTTAAACTCAATCTACCAGTAGCTCGTGATTTACGTTCTACTAATTGGTTAAGCTTAGTTGCAATTTTATCGATATCAGCTTCTTCACGAATGACGAAGTTGTTTTCTTTGATGATGATTCCTTGACCACCAACAGCTCCACCGATACCACGAGCTTTCTCTCCGGCAGACAATGGAGTTACTTTCACAGCTGAACCAGATTTGCTGATTAACTCAGGACCAGCTTCACCCACGATTGCTGAACCATTTCCAAATAAGCTACCACCGGTTGCCAACATTGGAACGCTAGGAATCGTAGGAATGTTTACACCTGGAACAGAATTGATCTTGCCGATTGCTTTGTTGATACCACCAGAGAACTTATTGAAAGCACCGATAGCACCATTGATGAATGACTTGATTCCACTAATCATGGAACTAAAAGTAGAAGTAGCGTTAGACTTCATACTTTCAAAAATGCCAGATAAAGTAGCAGCAATCATTCTGAATGGATGGGTTAAAAGACTGATTGCTGTTGTAGCCAATCCTCCAAGAATGTTGACCAATCCAGAGAAGATATTTGTTAAGCCTTTCTTCATCGTTGTGAAATCACCAGTGACGATTCCGTTGATGAGACCTGTCCAGAATTGGAAGATACCTTTGATTACTTGCCAAGCTCCAAGAATAATCGTTTTGATGCCATTGAATACTCCAGTAATCGTTTGCTTCATAGCTTCAAATTGTGCTTTGAAGATGTTATACAAAGCTGGTAAGTTAGTTTTGAAGTAGGCAGTAATTTCATCCCAATAGATTACTAAAGCAGCAATTGCAACACCTAGAGCAACTAAAGCGAGGATGATTAACGTCACTGGACCACCAGCTGCCATCGTAAATACAGCAAAGGCTGATTGACCAGCTTTTATCATTGTCCATAAAGCTTTAAGCTTTCCGGTGAAGGCGACAATTTGGGCAGCCACCAGGAGTAGCGGACCAATCGCAGCAGCAATTCCAATTAAAGCTAAGACGAATTTTTTTGTCTCAGGACTAGCATTTGCAAATGACTCGGCAAGACCTGTTACCCATAGGACTATAGCTTCGAGAGCTGGCTTTATATAATCATAAATCTGGATAGATAACTCTTGAAGAGCTGCTTGCATAAGGTTGATTTTACCTAGAAGGTTATCTTGCATTGTGGCAGCCATTTCTGCCCCAGCACCATCTGCATTAGCAATTGCATCTTTTAACTTATCGAAATCACCAGCTGAGGCATTTATAATTCCAGCCCATGATTTTTGAGCATCGGCACCAAAGATAGCGCTTAAAGCTTGAGCCTTTTGAACCTTGTTCAAGCCATTTAGCTTTTCTCTCATGGTTTCGATTGTTTTGCCTAAGTTGAAAGAACCATCTTCATTTTTTGAAATAGCAATTCCGTATTTGTCCATTGCTTTTTTAGCTCTGTTCGTTGGGTCAGTAAGTCGACGAATACCAGCTGATAAATGCTGTCCGGCAATTTCCCCTTTAAATCCGGCATTGGCCATTAATCCAAGAGAAAGAGCTAGATCGTTTGCTTCAATACCCAAAGTGTTAGATTGACCAGCAACTAGAATCATTGCTTTACCCATTTGCTCAACACTTGTATTGGCATTAGATGCTGTCTTAGCCATCATATCAACGATTTTTCCTGTTTGATCGGCACCTAACCCCATCCCTGTCATCGCATCTGTTACGATGTCGGCTGCAGTGGCTAAGTCCATTCCACCAGCTGCTGCTAAGTTAAGTAGTCCAGGTAAACCAGCCATAATCTTTTGGCTATCCCAACCAGCTAGTGCCATATAGTTAATTGCATCTGCTGCTTCAATCGCTGTAAACTTTGTTGTTTTACCCATCTCACGGGCTAAGTCATTCAGTTCACCGATTGCTGATACTGGCTTACCCATAGTGGCAGCAACTTTGGACATTGTTGCTTCGAATTCCATACCAGTTTTAGCAGCAACTGCACCTAACCCTACTAGTGGAGCTGTAACGTAAGTTGACATTGTCTTACCGGCTGAGTTGAGCTTATTTGATACAGTACTAAACTCTTTAGTAAGGGTCTTCATTTGTCTCTCAAACTGTCTAGTATCAGCACCAATTTTAACCATCATTGCCATAGATCATTTCAACTCCTTTCTTATTCGTTCCAATCAATCTGGAACTCGATAGTTACAATTCCTTGATATAAACCCTGGTGAGGGATGATTTCTGTTTGAGCTATCTTCTGCTGAATTACACTGGCTGTGACAAGCTCTAGATCAGCCTGTAAGGCTCTTTCTATTTCGTTTAATATAGAAATACATTCCTTACGGCCTTTCCCTTCAGACCACACTTCAAGAGCCACAGAAACTCGTTCATCTGATAGACCTTCACTTGAAGAAGTCATTTGACCAAAAGTAATATAAGGGGATTGAGTTCCTTCTGGAACGTAGTCATAAACTTTCGTAGAAATAGAAGTAAGAGCTTCATAGACTTTTGTTTGAACTTCATATAATCTAGTTGCCATAGTCTTACGTCCTTTCTACAACATGGAGTTCAAGAAATCTCTTAGGCTCTTTCTCCATGACAAATTGAATTTCAAATTGTTTTCCGTCAAAAGTAATAACTTGAGTTCTATTGATAGAGGCGTCATAACGAATTGTGACTACATGAGTAATTTCAACTTGAGATTGTGCAGCTTGATAAAATTCTCTCGCTCTAGCAGATCGAACATTTGCCCAAACTGTTTTGATAGGAACTAAAGACTTTTCAAAACCACCAGCACCATCTGAAACTTCCTCATTACGATTGAATGTTAATCGTCTATTTAGTTGACCTGGATTCATAGAATCTGACCACCTTTGAAGATACGAAACATATCAAGGATTCCAGAAAAAGAATAAAGAATTTCTTTAACAACTCTGTCGTTTACTTGGACTTCTCTCTTTTCATACCAATGAGCGATTATAGCTAGGGCTGGAATAGTAAGTTCAGCTGGCACTTCTCCCATTTCTTCAAACGTTTGGTTTAAGTAATTTTGGATGAAACTTTTCGAAGCTGTTATCATCATTTCAAGAAGCATATCGTCTTCCGAATGCTCAATTCTCAAATACCTTTTTACAAAATCCAAATCTAGTTCAGTAATTTTCAAGACTTCTCACCTCTTAGTTTTCAATTAAATTTCGAACGAATCCAAGACTGATAGGCTCTACTTTCCTACCTTTCAAAACTTCGTTCGTACGATTTCTAATAGTTGATGGGGAACTTGTTTTGTGTGAAAAATAGTAAACTAAAGCTTCTGCTAATATGAATCGATAATTCGAAGGCTTGAACATGTGTCTAATGGATTCAAGACCTTCAATGTATTGCAACTGAGTCATTTGACTGTTCATTTTCATCTCTCCTTTTTTCTTATTAGGCAAATGTTCAAGCCTTCTTATGTAGAAATAAAAAAGAGACCCGAAGGTCTCTCGATTAAGCAATAGTTGTTTCTAGAGCTCCAGAACCTTGTAGAGAAAGTGAGTAAGTCACTAGATCGTCGTAAGGGAACTCAAGACTAAAGTCTGTGATAGTAACGTTTCCACGATATTTAGTTCCAGAAGGAAGTTCGATATAAACGTTTACGTTTTCAGAATTGATGAATGCTGATTCGAGAAGTTGGTAAGCTGCATCAGATTCGATGTATGCTCCATCACAATCAATGCTCCATTCTTTAAATCCTGCAACCGATTCTTTCCAGAAGCCTGCTGTGTCTTTAGAAGTCGCATCAATAGTTTCAGCAGAACGAGAAAGAGTGGCGTTTTTTTGTCCAGCTAGGACTTTACCTGTTGCAGCATCTTCAATGTATACCTTGCATTTCATACCGGTCATTTTTGCCAAAGTAATCTATCCTTTCTAATAGAAAATAAAAAGGAGCCGATTTCTCGACTCCGATTTGTGAAACATTTCACATATTAAGCTAAAACTAGTTTAGCGATAGCTTGAGGGTTAACTACTGCTCCATCCATGTAAGCATCGAATACAAACAGTTTAGAACCACGAAGAGCTTGAACTGAGTCAACGATTTCTTGGATGCCAGCTTCTTGTTTAACCATTACAGAGTAAGCTTCTGTAACGTTACCGAAAAGAACTGGAACTTCAGCTGTAAGAGCATCAGTTACATCGATTGCCATGCCAAATAGAGTGTAAGTCAATTTGCCGTTAACAATACCGTTTTGAATGTAGTAGTGGCCTTGGTTATCCTTCATTTTTGCAATTTTGTTGAAGAATTCACGAGACATAATGAATGAAGCACCATTCAAGAATTCTGGGTGAATAGCAAGGTATAGTTCTTGCAAGTCTTCTAAAGTAACGGCACCTTCAGGTTTTACAGCCTTGATGTCTGCATCGTTAACGATACCGTTGAATTCAAGACCACCTTTACCAACCAAGATAGACTTCTCAACTGCTTTAGCAGTACGACGGGCAAGAAGGTCTTTAGAATATTCAGCGATGTTAACTGCTGCGTCATTGATTAATTGGTTAGTAAGAGTTAAAGCTGCACCAACACGTTTTTGCTTAAGATCAACGTGAGTGAAACCGATAGCAGACTCAAGAACGTTTTCGCCTTCTCCAACGAATCCAGCAACAACTTTATCATCTTCACGGTTTACACGAAGAGTTCCAGCAACAGAACCAAGTTTACGAGCTTTTGCGAATACAGCAGAAGACTCTTCCATTTTTTTGATGATTTCACCTTGAACGTTTTCAGGGATTAAAGAACCACCATCAGCAGTTGTTTGTAAAGCACGAGTTTCTCCACGAAGAATTTGTTCAAATTCATTTGTGCGAGTTTCCATTTTCATTTCAGCCATTTGTACATTACCTCTTTCGTCTTTTTTGTTTTCGGAAGATTCTGAAATTTCATCAGGCACTTCCACATCATTTACTTCGATATTTCTTGCTGCTATTGTTGATTGAGAGTAGGCTGGATCTTTAACTGCTGACACTTCGAAGAGTTCCAACTCATGAACTGTACGAACAGCAACACCTTCAACCATTTCCCAAGTGTCTTTCAAAGCTCTGAAACCAAAGCTCATATTTTGAATTAATCCTTCTGAAATCAAAGTGAAGTAATCTTGACCCCAAGTTGTAGGACTAATTCGTGCTTCCATAAATAATCCTTCGCCGTCTTCTCGAAGCGTCAAAGAATCATTTCTGGTGGAAGCTAAAATTTGTTTGTTGTTGTGTTCAGCTAAAAAATCAATCTCACGATTGCGATTTTCAATAGCTTTTGAGAATGCCCCGGGAGCAATCTTTTCACGAAACTTCTTAGCAGCACCAAGAACTTCTGAAAGTTGACCAGGCTTATTTACATAACCAGCAACAACTAAATCACCATTAGATGCTAGTGTTGTCTTGTTGCTTCTTAGCTCCATTTTCATTATTGGTGCTACCTCCTAATTCAATTGTTTGTCCTAAGTTAATGATGGTGATCTTGTCTGTTTCAGCATCTTTCAAGGCATTTCCAAGAGTTAGAACGAAGTAATCTGTGTTAATTCGTTTTCTATCAAGTTTTGCTCTTGCTTCATTAACTGAAATCAAGCCACTTTTAACCAGGCTGATTGTTGTGTCGACGAGTTCTTTTTCAGTAACTCGAAGAACTTCAGATGTATCGAATCGGAAGTATCGTCCACCTTCAAGTTCGAAGTCTTCCAAGAAGGTTTGATTTAATGTCGATTCGATAGTGTTGATAAGAGGACTAACAGTAAACTGCAAGAATTGCATATTCTGCATTTCTAAAGAAGCGTACTTATTAGCGTTGCTATCAACCAATGCTTGAGGAACATTAAACAAACGACAAATAGAAGCAATTGTATGCTTGTTTGTCTCATTTAGCTGCAATTCATTTGGATTCAAAGAGACAGCTTTATATGCCATGCCTTCTTCAAGAATCAATGTTTTACCCGCATTCTTTGCAGAGCCATATAAATTGCTGAAGCTTTCTTTCAATCTTGTGATAGCGTTCTCTGTCAATCTACTTGCAACTTGAAGAACACCAACTGGTAAAGCTCCGTTGGACATAACATTTTTCGAGTACTCAAGTTCGTTCTGAGCTTGCTGAAGAATGTTTTCGCCATCAACAAGAATTCCTTCTGTGCCAGTTTCAAAAACGATTACTTCGTTTTCGTCAAGCGTTACAGTTCTCATTCCGTTGTAAGTGAATTGTCTGCGAGAGATTGTAATTCCATCATTAGTGAATGAATCAGCAGTCATCTTGCTTGCTTCTAAATAATGAAGTTCATTATCTTTCTTGAACAGATATGCTTTTCCATAGAACAGCAAATCTTTAACAAGAAGCTTTTTAACTTTGGCTGCAGTGTCTCTTTTGTTGGCTGCATCATTTAGCAATGAAACTCTAGCATCGTTTACTTCTTCTAAATCACCATTTTCTAACTCTGTGTAAAGATAGATAGGAAGCTGCGAAATAGTGGAAGTAATCAATTCAACACAACTTTTAACAGCAGGAATTTGCATCGCTTGAATTTCTGAAACTGTGTAAGAACGAGTGCCAGAAAAAATTGCTGTTGAGAAATAATCTCCGGATTGTGTTTTGCTACTACCAAATCTGAATAACCCCATGTATCTGACTCCTTTCTAGTAAATTTGCAAAATAAAAAAAGCGACCACCAGTTAAGGCGATCGCTATCTTATGTAAAAAAAAAGAGGAACCACTATGACGGGTGGTTCCAAGAGTGTTCTCAAAGCTCGGAGGTTCAATGAGAACTAACTCAACTACGTTCAAAGTTGGTTTCAACAGAAACCCAAAGAAAAAGAAAGTCCTGATTTCGAACTTTAGGCGGTGGGGCTCGTGACACCCCATGATAGAAACCCTTAAAAGGGACCAGGTGGATCGTGACACCTGGATTTTTTGACTCCTGTTAGCAAAAAATGCTATCTGCAGTTGGTGGAAGGCCGGAGCAGAATAAAAAGAGATAGAGAACAAGGCGGTGACCAAAATCTCTACCTCTCCAATTAGCTTGGCTAAGCAATTTAGTAGTAAAAAAATAATATACTTCTTATCTCTCTATTAATGCTATAACAGAGATACCGGACATTTTGCCTATTTTAATCAAAAAGTTGAAACTTTTTTACAAAACTTTCATACTTGTCCACTGGAACAAAGTAATACTTTCCTTTGTATAATTTCCCTGAAGTAAAATATCTGTAAGTTGTTTTATCTGATACTACTTTTCCGAATACCTTTTCAATCCATTGTCTAACAAGATATTTTGCTTCTAATCTGTGAAGAATGTTCAAGTCTTTATCTAAAACATAAATTGCTTCGCTATTCTCATGCACTAGAGGAAGCCTTTTGATTCCATTGAACGCGAGCTCAAAGTTATTGCTCCACATACGAGAATAAGCATATATGCCATTTTGCCTTTCTTTAGCTTCTTCAATTTCTTCAATCTGTCTTCTGATTTGTTCAGTTATTGGATGATTCATTTGAAGTTCTCCTCTACACGGTCATACAATTTTAGGTCTTGCTTATGATTGAAGTGAATTACGGCTGCCAAACTAATAAAGAAGATAACCAACATATTAGTTAGCCACCTCCTTTGCAAGTTTGTATGGTAGTAAAGAATAATCCACTGAAAGAGCTTTTTCTAAAGTTTCTAAATCATAGCCAGAATCTCTCAAATCTTTTACTGCCAGGTAATAGCACTTATCAATGAAGCTATTATGGAAGAGCTCATATGGATAAGCAGCAATTAGAACTTCTGTTGAAATCGAACCTTGAACAGTTTCAAGGAAAAGTTTGAATGAATAAGTTTTAAGTTTCTTTCTCATATTAGATAACCTCCAAAGTTTCTTGTGGGGAAATTTCAATTCCAGCTAAAGCTCCACGTTGTGGTTTCCATTTTCCAAGGTACACAGCACTTAATCCCATCATAAGCTGCTTTGGATTATGAGGACGAAGTTCTCTAGCAAAATCCATTAGAGTTTCATATTGGCCATAGTATTCTCCATCTTTGAAAACTTCTATTGCACAAGCATGCTCAAACAAACCGGTTCTGATAGCATGTCGAGTATTTTGTCTGTAAGTTACGATTTCAAGGTTGCAATCTCGATTATCAAGCTTTCGACCGTTGATGTGATTGACTACTCTTCCTTTCGGAATTGGACCGATGAAAGCTTCTACTACTAATCTGTGAGCCAGGTCTCCGTAAACATGAAGATAACCATTTGGGGATTTGTAAGGTAGGTAAACTTCTTCTTTCTCAAGATCGTAAAAATCTCCATAATCGCTTACCAACATTTGATGACCACGAACTTCGATTTCTTTCCATTGTTTGTTTAGCATAATTAATTACCATCCTTTGTTTTAGTATTGTTTGGAAGTGAAACATAAATATGATGAACTCTAGCATTTACCTTACGAACTTCTATTAATCCGAATTCAGCAAGTTGAAGTTTTGCTCTGTCAAGAGTTTTAGGATTGAGACCAAGAACTTCTGGTAAAACTTCTTTCGAAAGCTTCACATAATATCGGCCGAATTCATCTGTCCAATCGTTCATAATTGATAAACCAACTCGATCTAATAGTTCAATGTAAATTAATTTTGCTGCAGGAGTTAGGGCTTTGTACTCTACACTTCTTAAAAGGGATTTGGGAATTCGGAAGAATTCTTCTTCCATTTCAACAGCGTTTTTCTTTTTGTTTAAGTTTGTTTTAGTAATGTAGTTCATATTAGTATCCATCCTTTTATTTTTGTTTGTAGGCTTCAATCAACTGCGACAAGATGTGAGTGCTCTTGTACCTACGACCATAGAAACCGATTTTTTCTTGGTGATAAACTTTTTCGATTGCATGTAAGCCGTTTTCCATAAGGAAGTTATTAAGTTTTGGATTCCAGATAATAGTTGTTTTTCTCATTTGAATTCCTCCGATGTTTGAATGCTGACCAAATTAAAAAGCCCTCTATTAGAGAGCTTTGTTTTTTTGTTCTTCTAAATAATTGATTAGTAGTTTTCGAATAATTGCTGAACGATTAAGTCCACGTTTTTCGCAATGTTCCATGAACTCTTTGTAAAGTTCTTCTGGAGCTGTGAATGATCTGCTTTCATATTTAATTTTTTTCATTAGATGATTTCCTCCAAAGATATAAATGTCATTATTGAAGATAAAAAAATAAGAGGTTGATATAATACCTCTCTATATTTATATATACGAAGCTAGGGATATAAGACGTACTTTTGGAAAGTTCTCGTATCTCTCATTATTTATATACTCTGCAAGAAGATTCTGTACAAGATTTAGAAACTTTTTTAAAAAAATATTCATACGAGAAATTACGAAGTAATTTCGAGTAAAAGGTTCTTCTTCTTTTATTATCATATCTGATGAATACAAAACGTAAATCAATATTCAAAATTTATTTAGCATAGCATCTCGGAACTTGCAAAGTTCCGAGATAATATTCTTATTTATTATTCTTATAAATTATTATGTATTCTTATTAGAGGTACATTTTGTACCTAACTTTTGGACAAATTGTACCTAACTTTAGACAAAATGTACCTAAGTCCGGACAAAATGTACCTAACTTCGTTTTTGTAGTCAAAATGGCCCTCAACTTCATTAATATAAAATATGGATTTTATGTACAAAAAAAATAAGACCGAGCATTAAGCTCGATCAATTCAATCCAAATAGTTCCTTCAATTTCTTACTGACTTTTTCTTTGTCAATGAAGTTTTCAAGTTCTTCCATCTCGCTAACAATTTTCTGCCATTCGTCATCTTCTAACCAATCATGCTTTCCATCGTTAAAGCGAATCATAAAAAGTTCAATAAATCTGTTTTCCATCGTTGTCATAGTAAAAGACCCCCAAATTTTGATACTACTATTATTCAAAAAATCGGGCGAGTGTAAATCAAAATTCAAAAATAATTCATGGTAATTAATTCCTCCCATTTTAAGACCATAAAAAAGAGAGATAATATATTTCATTATCTCTCAAGTTTCTGTTCAATCTGGGTCAAATACGGGCTTCTGGGAGCCTATCTGAGCTTAGTGTTAATCATGATTAGACCTCCTTATTGTTCCAACCAGTTATAGAACGGTACAGGTTCTCTGTTAACTTCTTGTTCTGGATATAAGGATTCTAAAATTTTTCTGTCTGAACGATCAATTGAACTTTTCTTGATTTCTAAAGCTGCCTTATCTTTTGCTCGTCTTAATTCGAGTTCATTTTCTTTATTAGTTAAAGCTGTTATAAAGTAATCCCTGAAACTATTGACTTGACCCTGAGCGTGTTTATCTTTGACTTTTCTAAGGACAGTATTAAATGTTCTTTTGGAAATATCATCTTTAACTGATTCCCAAATTGAATCAATTAATTCATTATTGATTGGCTTAATAGCTTCGGTCGAACTTGTTCGCTTATCATCATCAATAATAATATTGTTTTCTTTTATTTTTTCTTTTTTATTTTTCTTTTTAATATTCGACACCTTTTGGCAAGTCTTATCGTCACCTTTTGGCAACTCTAATCTTTCCCTTTGGTCAAGATTGAGATTGCTGTTTGAAGGCGAAGAGTCAGGATTTGATGGATTATTCAGTTCTTCCCTTTTGTCAGAACTGGAAAGTAGTTCTTTAACAATTTTATCCGTAATATGAAAATGTCTCTTTTGTGGGACTCCCATGTTTCTTGTTTCAATGTAACCAGCTTCTTCTAAGTCTTTAACAGCTTTCATTTGTTGTTTGTAAGAAAGAGCTGTTTCTTCTTCTAAAGTCTCAATTGTTAGGAAGAAATATTCTTTGTTATCTCGAATTGTTAACATACCTTTACTTCCAAAACTTTCATAGCTTGAACATAACTGACCAAAAATGATCGCTCCGTTTACTGAAACTTTGTGGGCAAGTTCTTTGTTGTACATCACAAAGCCTTTTCCACTTAAAATTGACATCAAGCTTAAATTCATTTCTCTTTCTCCTTTTGACACAGAAGAAAAGAATTTGCTACAATGTTATATGTAGAAGTTTATTCTTCTGCGTTTGGTTTTATTAAGGGAGTGGAAAGGGTCTCAAGCTTAACCACTCTCTTATTTTATTTTAATATACCGAACGCACATTCGTAAATATTTTAGAAAAATTCTGAAAAATCTTCTTTTTTGGATGCTTGTTTCTCCAAATCTGCTCCCCAAATTTGAACATATCGCTTTGTTACCTCTAAAGTTGAATGTCCAAGTAAGACTGCCAATGAAAATGGGTCCATACCCTTCAGAATTGCCTTCTTAGCGTACGTTCTTCTACAAACATGAGGACTAACCTGTTTTTTGATTCCACAAGCCCTAGCAGCCATTCTAAGCCGTTCTTGGAACGTGTTCTTACTTAACCTCTCATTGTCTTGGTTAACGAACAAATAATCATGGTGTAGGCTTCCACGAACCTTGAGATATATCTTCAACTTCTCTTGCATGTTTTTTGACAGAAAAACCATTCTTTGTTGCAAGTTCTTTGATTCCGTAATGACAAGTCTCTTTCCATCGATATCATTCAATTGGATGCTCAAACATTCATTGATTCTAATTCCAGTATCGAGTAGTAATTGGAAAATGACCAAATCTCGAAAGGCGGGAAAAGTATTCTGCTTTTTGAAGTTGTCTGCCACCTTCCTGATTTCATCATCTTCAAGAGTTTCTCGAATTTTTTTCCGATCTCTGAGAAGGTTGATATTAGCAGCTGGATTTGTCTTTATCCATTTCTTTTCTTCCAAGAAAGCATAAAAAGGTCTGATTCCTCGAAGTTTGCTGTTAATGGTTGTTACTTTCAATTTCTTCTGCCAAAGAAGAATAATTTTTTCAAGGTCTTTTTCTTCAAGCTCAACTAGTTGCTTCTTAATTTTCAGTTTAGTAAGGTCCCTCTTCAATACATGAAAAGCATCTTCATAATACTTAATGGTTGTCTCACGAACGTTCTTCAATCTTCTGCTTTTTAAAAATTCCTTTATGGCTAGCTCATCGTTAATCTTTGTTACTTGGTTAATGATTTCTCGTTCAGATTGGCTTAATTCTTTTCTTCGCAT